CCGATCTTCAGGCTTATCTCTCCCTGAAACGACCACGCTCATCCCAGACAGTCCGTTTACAAACCTGAACGCACCTGAAGAAAGCCTGTAATGGCCGCTAAGAAACGGGCGCTTACTGGGGCATTGAAGCCACGCATCCACACCCCTTTCCTGAAGGGTGAAACCAAGGCTCAGGAGCTTGCAGACCTCGCCGAGCGTATTGGGATGCCCCTTCTGCCTTGGCAACGGTTCATTTTGGACGATATGTTGCGGGTGGATAAAGACGGAATGTACAAACGCAAGACCATCGGCATCTTGGTCGCCCGGCAGAACGGTAAGACTCACTTAGCCCGCATGGTCATCCTCGGCCATCTATTCCTTTGGGGATCTAAGAATGTCGTAGCCATGAGCTCTAATAGGAACATGGCGTTAGATACCTTTCGCCAAGTAGCGAACACTATTGAGGATAACGATTTCCTCAAAGACCAAGTGAAGAAAATCCGCTACGCCAACGGGCAAGAGGTTATCGAGCTTAAAAATGGTGCGCGGTATGAAATCGTGGCAGCGACCCGAGACGGATCACGTGGAAAGACTGCTGACCTCTTATACATTGACGAGTTACGAGAAATTACTGAGGAAGCATGGAAGGCGGCTCGCCCAATTACCCGAGCCAGACCAAATGCTCAAACGATTACTACATCGAACGCTGGCGATGCTTTCTCATCGGTGCTTAATGACCTTAGAGAGCGAGCGTTGTCTTATCCTTCTCAGACCTTCGGCTGGTATGAGTACTCGGCTCCGCAGTATTGCAAGATTAACGATAGGCAAGCTTGGGCTATGGCTAACCCTGCTCTTGGCTATACCATTACAGAGGAAATCCTTGAGGAGTCGGTAGCGACTAACTCAGTAGAAGCAACGAGGACGGAGTTGTTATGTCAATGGGTCGATGCTTTATCTAGTCCTTGGCCTCTGGGCGTTATCGAGGCCACGTCCGACTCTGACTTGGTTCTTCCGATGGGTACTCCCACTATCTTTGCTATTGACGTGTCCCCTTCTCGGCGCAGTGGTGCTTTGGTTGCTGGCCAACTTACACCCGAAGGGAAAATGGGCATGGGCTTAATGCAACTCTGGAAATCAGACGTTGCAATTGACGATCTAAAAATGGCCGCCGATATTCACGACTGGGTGCAGAAGTACAGACCTCAGGTTGTGCTTTATGACAAATACGCCACCGCTTCCATCGTTCAGAGACTTCAGCAATCCGGCGTTATCTGCGAGGACATATCCGGCCAACGCTTCTATCAAGCTTGCGGCGAATTGCTCGATGCCTTTGTTAATGACCGAGTAGTCCATTCCGGCCAACCGGAGTTAGTCCAGCACCTTAATAACTGCGCGGCTAAAACCAACGATGCTGGCTGGCGCATTATCCGCCGCAAGTCTGCCGGCGATGTGACCGGAGCAATCGGTTTGGCCATGCTGGCGCACTGGCTATCCAAACCCCAATCAACACCCAAAATCTTTATGGTGGAATAGTTGTAACATTTGTCTTATTTATGGTATATCATTAGCATATGGGATTATTGTCTGCATTAGGTCTTTCTAAACCTTCCGTAGAAGCTGCATCACGCCAGACAATCGAAGCCCAAGTATCTCCAGCAGTTTACGATGCTCCCTTTGGCCAATACTGGGGCAATTATGGTTTTGGTGGCTATAACAACTTTGCTACCGCCGTAGATCGTCAAAATGCAATCAGCGTTCCCGCAATAGCTCAATGCCGAAACCTTATTTGTGGAACTATCGCGGGAATACCTCTTGATATGTATTCGCTCAAGACTGGCGAGGAACTTGCTACAACTCCGACTTGGTTACGCCAGCCGGATACACGCGCACCTCGCGCAGTAACAATTTCATGGACTGTAGATAGCCTCATCATGTTCGGCGTGGCTTACTGGCGCGTTACCGAAGTTTATGCAGATGACAATCGTCCTGCTCGCTTTGAATGGATACAAAACGACCGTGTTACAGTCAAACTAAACAAGTATTCATCTGAGGTCGAGTATTACATGGTTCAGGGCGAGCGCGTTCCTGACTCTGGCGTTGGTTCGCTTATTACTTTCCAAGCTTTGGATCAAGGAATTTTGCTACGCGGTGCTCGCACCATCAAAGCAGCTGCAGACCTTGAAGTCGCAGCGGCAATCGCGGCTCAAACTCCACAACCATCCGGATATATCAAGAACACCGGCTCTGACCTTCCAGACGAGGTAATTCAAGGCCTTTTGGCTACTTGGAAGCAAGCACGTCTGGCTAAGGCGACTGCATACCTCACCAACCAACTTGAATACACTCCAACACAATTCAGCCCTGCTGAAATGATGTATAACGATGCTATTCAGAATATGGCAGCCCAAATTTCACGTTTAATGAACGTTCCTGCTCATATGCTTAACGCAGAAATGATGCGTTCTAATACCTATCAAAATATTCTCGATGCTCGCAAGGAATTCATGGCATACACCTTGCAACCATATTTGACCGCTATTGAAGACCGTTTATCGCTCGATGACATTTGTTCACGCGACACCATCGTTCGTTTTGCGGTAGATGAGACCTTCCTACGCGCTAACCCAATGGATCGCTTGGCAGTAACCGAGAAGCTTCTTGAACTTGGCCTTATTGACGTTAATCAGGCAAAGGCTATGGAAGACCTAACCCCAGATGGAGACATAGATGAAGACACTAACTTTTAGTGCCGCAATCGAGGCCAGCGATACTGGTCGCCGGATTATTAGCGGAAAGATAGTCCCGTTTAATGGCGAAGTAGGCAACACCAATGTTGGCCCTGTCATTTTCGAAGCTGGCGCAATTCAAATTCCAGCCGCATCTAAAATTAAACTTCTTGCACAACACGAAAAGAATAACCCAATCGGTCGTATGCAGAGTTATCAAGAAAGTGCTGATGGCATTTATGCATCTTTCAAGGTATCCGCTTCGTCCAAGGGAACTGATTTCCTTATCATGGCTTCTGAAGGACTAATTGACGGCCTTTCAGTAGGCGTTGAAGTTATCTCCAGCAAAGAGCGCAAGGATGGAACCCTTGTTGTAACTGCTGCCAAACTCCAAGAGGTATCTCTTGTTGAGTCACCTGCTTTTGATAATGCTCGCGTGCTCGATGTGGCTGCACAAGCCGCCGATGCCGATGAAGTCGCAGAGGAAACTCTTGAGACTGCAGAGGACGTGCTTATCGAACAAATTTCTACTGCTGTAGACGGTCTCAAGAAAATTCAAGAGGCAGAAAAAGCATTAGAAGACTCCGAAACCCAAACAGAAAGTGAGGCAAGTGTGGAAAACACTCCAGCCGCAACAACAGAGGCAGCAGCAGCTCCAGTAGCGGCAGATGCCTCACGCCCAACAATCAAGGCTTCAACCCCTTACATCACATCTTCAGTTCGCCATGGCATCACCTCAATGGGTCGCTATGTAGAGAACAAGATTAAGGCTTCACAGGGTGACCTCGATGCTCGCGAATGGATCGCAGCAGCAGAAGACCCACAAACAGTTCAGGCTGCAGCCGACTCAATCGGTACAACCAACCCTGCGTTCAACCCTATTCAATACATGAAGGAACTTTATGTGAACAACCGCTTCGGAGCTCCTGCTCGCGATGCAGTCTCACGCGGAACCCTTCCAACTTCAGGTATGACCTTCCAGATTCCATCTCTCGTTACCGCAGCTGGTGGCGGTTCTGGCGTTGCTCCAACAGTCGCACAGACAAACGAAACTTCTGCTCCTTCTGATACAGGTATGCAAACCCAGTACCTCACAGGAACAGTCAAGAAGTACGCTGGACAACAGACAATTACTCTTGAACTCCTTGAGCGTTCAAACCCAGTATTCTACGATGAACTTGCAAAGCAAATGGAATTGGCTTACCTCAAGTCAATCGATGCAGCTATCCTTGCTGGCCTTGTAGCCGGTGGAACTGTCGGAACAAAGAACTATGCCGCTACTTCAGCTGGCATCATTGACTACGTTTCAACAGAGTCTGCACTTGCCTACCAAGGTACATCTTCATTCGCTAAGAACTACCTTGCTGGTATTTCACAGTGGACACTCTTGATGGGTGCAACCGACACAACAGGTCGCCCAATCTACAACGCAACAAATCCATGGAACGCTGCTGGTGAGTCAAACCCTGGCTCTATCAAGGGTAACGTTCTCGGTTTGGATCTCTATGTAGATTACCAAGCAGTCTCAACCACAATTGATGACTCAGCCTTCATTATCGTCCCAGAAGCAGTAACTTGGTACGAGTCTCCAACCTCTTACTTCTCAGTAAACAACGTTGGAAATATGGAAGTTCAAACAGCCATCTACGGCTACGGTTCACTTATCGTCAAGAACGCGACAGGTATCCGCCGCTTCAACGTAGCATAGTTTGAAATAAGTCGGAGTCCCCGGTCTAGTAGCCCTTGGCCGGGGTTCTCCCCTAGAAAGGACAATAATGACCGCGTACGTCACAGTTGCAGAGCTTCGCTCCAATCTTGGTATTGGCACTCTGTACGATGACGCTACCCTTCAGGAAGTCTGCTCTACCGCAACAGATTTGATTAACAAGCAGCTTTGGTTCGACAAATACCCAGTTACCGGAGCAGGTATTTACTCCAATAACGCATATCTCGTTATTGCTTCATCCGGTTCATTTGTAGCAGGTCAATCCATCACCGTATCGGGATGTGGAACTAACTACAACGGTACTTACACAATTACCGCGACTTATCCTTGGAGCTCAGGCTCAGGAGCATTTCCTTACTTTACTTTTTACCCTTTTAACGGCCTTAACTTCCCACGCGGCTATTCTTTGGTTCAATACGCCAAAACCCATGCAGATGATAATTACCACCTCATCATGCCTTATGGATCCGTTAGCGGCGAAGCATTTGGCGACTCAGCTGATTACGGCGCAGTTCCAGCAGTCCGCGAGGCAGCCATGATGCTCGCTACCGACATTTGGCAAGCCCGTCAAACTTCAAGTGCTGGCGGCGTATCTCCAGATTTCTCACCATCTCCATATCGCATGGGTGCATCACTTCTCACCCGCGTATCAGGTTTACTTGCGCCTTACCGAAACCCTAGGGGAATGCTCGGATGACAGTCGCCGTCACGACTCTCCGTAGCACCTTGGCCGGGGTTTTGGCTAACCCGGGAGTGTGGCAGGTCTTTGATCACGTACCTGCCACACTTCTACCTAACTCGGTTTATGTCTCTTGGGATGACCCAATGTTGGAGCCGTCTAACAACACTTACAACACGATTTCGCCCACAGCAAATTTCAAGATAACAATGACCGTCCCGTTATTCGACAATCTTGGAAACCTAAACGGCATAGAAGATATGTTGGTAGGCGTATTTAACAAAATCTCTAATTCTTCTGCCATAAGCGTTAGAATTGGAAATGTATCAACCCCATCGGTGCTTAATGCTGGTTCAGCTGAAATGCTGGTATCGGACATGAGCATCGCCATTCTTACCAGTTGGAGCTAACCATGAGCGACCTTTCTCCAGAAGACCTCGCCTTTCTTATTAAGGTCGGTCAAATCGTAGAAACCCCTAAAGCAACACCAAAGAAAGACGAGGAATAATAAATGTCAGTATTTCTAAACAACCAAGTCGGGGTTAAAATCAACACAGTTGATCTCTCTGACCACGTTAAGAGCATTACCTTAAACCGTCAGTTCGATGAGCTAGAAGTTACCGCTATGGGCGATTTCAGCCACCGTTTTGTCAAGGGTCTTGAGTCTTCAACTCTTACCCTTTCATTCTTGAACGATGATGCAGCGGCTTCCGTCCTTGCTACCCTTCAAGCTGCTTGGGGAACTTCAGTGGCTTTCTCCCTTCTTCAAACTAAGGGAACCGCAGTTTCAGCCACAAACCCACTTTATACAGGTACAATTCTCGTAAACAAGACCACAGATATTAACGGTGCAACCGGTGACATTTCCACACAGGACATCACCTTCACCATTAACTCTGTAGTCACCGTAGCGACAACAGGTTCATTCTAAGGAGACAAATTGGCTTCACTAAAGATTACAAGGGCTTCTGGGGAAGAAGCGGTTTATCCGATTACCCCAGTAATTGAGTGGGCATTTGAGCTCTATGCCAAAAAAGGCTTTGCGAAGGCACTTCTCGAAGACCAAAAGCAGTCAGATGTTTATTGGTTAGCGTGGGAGTGCATTCGCAGGTCTGGCGAAACCGTACCAACCTTTGGAGCATCATTCCTCGAGACTTTGGCTAAGGTCGATGTTATCGAGGACAACGTCCCAAATGGATAGAGCGAAATACTCTGACCTACCTAATTTCCTCATTAGCGATTAGAACAGGTATTTCGCCTACAGAACTTTTAAATATGGATCCAATCTTCCTACATGGGATGGTTAAGGTTCTAAACGACCAACAAAAGGAAATCGAAGCCAATGCCCGTAGAGCTAGCAGACGTTAAGCAGCTTCGCAGAGCATTGGCTAAATACGACCCGGATTTGTACAAATCTATGAACGTAGAAATTCGAGGGGCTTTAAAAGGTATTCAAAAGAAAGCCAGAGAACTAGTCCCTGAAACTTTAGGCTCAGGACTTAAGAATTTTGCTGATGATGGCTTAACTCATAAAGGGCGTGTAAAAACCCGCGCTTTTCCGCGGTTTAATTCAGCAGAAGTTAAAAAAGGTATTGTTATCAGTACCCGCGCAACCAAGCGCAATTCTAAAGGTTTTGTAAGTTATTACTCTCTTATTAACCGTTCTGCGGCTGGTCAAATTATCGAAACTGCTGGTCGTTTATCTGGCACAGGCGGCTCGCCTTCAAGCAAGAGCAATAACCCAAGAGCAGGTGCTCATTTCATTAACGTTTTAGATCATGAAATCGGCGGACTTGAGAAATATGGCAAAACCCGTAAAACCACTGGTCGCATCATTTTTCGGGCTGGTGTAGAGGATAGGGGCAAAACCCGAGATGCCATCCTTAAAGCTTTGGATAAAGCTAGGGCAGAATTTGTCGCACAATTGAGGAGCGCAGCTTAATGGCTATTTCAGAAAATGTAGCAATTAACTTTATTATTACTTCACAAAATAAAGGTTTAAAAGATGCTCAAAATTCAATTCTTAATATCGAAAAATTAGCTGCCAAAGCGGGCAAAACCTTTGCTGGTTTATTTGCTGCTCAAAAAATAACTGCTTTTGCTAAATCTTCCGTTGATGCTTTTATGGCTGACCAAAAGGCTTTAGCTCTACTTGACCAAACTCTTAATAACTTTGGGCTAGGTATTGCCTCAATTGACATAAATCCTTTTATTGCTCAATTATCGGTAGCCTCAGGCGTAGCCAAAGATGAGTTAATTCCTGCCTTTGAAACTTTGGTTCGTTATACCGGAAACGTCCAAAAAGCCCAAGATTTGCTCAAACTTTCCATGGATGTCTCGGCCGGAACTGGAAAAGATTTATCTACGGTTTCAACGGCTTTAGGTAAGAGTTACGCTGGCCAGCAAACTGCCCTTTCTAAATTGGGAACTGGCTTAACCCAAGCCGAACTCAAATCCAATAACTTTTTAACTATTCAACAAAGATTAACCACCATATTTAACGGTGATGCTCAAAAGGCTGCAGATACCTATGCCGGTAAAGTAAATCGTTTATCCAGCGCATTTAATGAGATGAAGGTATCTATTGGCGAAGGCTTAGTAAATGCCATCAGCAACCAATTAACCGGATCTATTGACGGTGCTACAACCTCAATTCAAAACTTTGGTTTAATTGCAGGACAGGTTTTAACCAATATTGGTGGCTCAATACAGACCAGCGGCGTTGGTAGCATATTCTCTTTCTTGACTGAAAGTTTTGTAACCGGATTATCAGTTCTTAAAAATATGGTTAGTGGCGGCGGACAAATTAAGACTGGCAAGCAAATTGCAGCAGATTTGCTCCTTCAAGCCCAGGAGCGCAAACAAGCCGAAAACACCAAAGCACTTGAAACTTATTATGCCAATTTGGATAAGCAACACGCTTTAGAGAAACAAATTGCAGCTGATAAGGCTAAGACTGATGCAGCAACGCTCAAGGCTAAAAACCAACAATTGGCCTTGGATAAGGCAGCTCTGGCTCTTAAGCATGACTCAAAGGTTATGGATTTACAGGCCATTGAGAATTACGCTGCTCTCCAGCAAGCCCAAAGCCAAGACGATAAAAACCGTCTCATGCTTTTGCAAGCCCTTTTAGATCAGAATGCCACCGCAGCTACAAACTTGGCTAACAAGGTACTTGCCGCTAATGGCCTTGTTATGGACTTGCAAGGTAATATCAGCAAAGACCCTATGGCTCAATGGCGACAAAGTATCGAGAACTTTAATGCTGATATGGACGCAGCTATTGCAAAAGCCAAAGAATTAGAAACCCATCTAATGCCACCGGCAAGCGGTGGTAATAGCACTCCTGCTCCTGTCTCTGGCCTTACCCTATCTGCCTATCAATCACTGGTAACAGGTGGAGACATAGGATTTGCTAATGCTGCCCTTGCAGCTCAAGGTGGCAATTACGTAGTTAATAACACCACCATCAACGCTATCGCCGGACAAGATTTGGCTTCTTTGCTTAATGACCAAATTGTGAACCAAAGCGGTTCTGGCGTTGCGACTAACCTCAGCCGAGTTAATTCCAGCCTTCTAGGGCCTAAAATAAGCTAATGAGTTATCCATTCAACGTAACGGTTACCTTTGACTTCTCTAATGGGCCAGTCTTTGGTTACCCTTTCACAATTGGATCACCGGCTAACGGTATTCTTGGCGTTGATGTATTAGCTGACTCAGCTTCATATGTAGTAGACATTTCTAACCAAGTAGGCAATATTCGTATTCGTGGCGGCTATAACTTGTTGCAAAATACTTTTGATGCAGCCACTATGACTCTTAGATTATTTGACCCTAACGGTGACTGGAACCCACAAAACACCGCTTCACCTTATTACGGCAAATTAGTCCCACTTCGCAAAATCCGTATATCAGTCCCATGGCAGGGACAGACTTATTATCTTTTCTCTGGCTATACGACTGCCTATAACTACACTTACCCTAAAGACCAATCCATCGGCTATGTAGACATTTCAGCCGCAGATGGTTTCCGTTTGTATAACTTGGCTAACGTCTCCACCGTCACCGGAGCAACCGCAGGACAAGACACCGGAACCCGAGTTAATAAAATCCTCGACCAAATCCAATGGCCTAACTCGATGCGTAAGATAGAAACTGGCGGCACAGAGACTTTGCTTCAAGCTGACCCCGGCTATCAGCGTACTGCCCTACAAGCTTTGAAAATGACCGAATTCGCCGAGCAAGGGGCTTTCTGGGTAGATGGCGAAGGAGATGCAGTATTCAAGTCTCGCGCTTATATCGCCAGCACCTCTGGCAAAAACCCAACGGTATTCTCCAATGACGGAACTGCTATCCCTTACAAAAATATCGTTTTTGCCTTTGACGACAAGCTGATTATCAACGAGGCAGATATTACGGCTTATGGATCTACGGTAACTCAACAGGCTATAGATGCCGGAAGCCAAGCCCAGTATTTCCCACATTCTTACACCCTCAAAGATGTGCCAGTCCAGACTGATGCCGATGCCATGAACATCGCTCGGATGTATGTGGCTACCCGCGCCCAGACAACCCTTCGAATAGATGCGATGGTTCTCGACCTTTCGGCTTTGGACAATACGGGCATCACCGCAGCTTTGGCTTTGGATTACTTTAATACCGCGACCATTATTAACAATGGCCAAACCACCTCAACAGGTGGCGACTCAGTCATTACCAAAACTCTTCAAATCGTAGGCGTTGCTTACGACATTACGCCAAATACCTTTTACACAACCTATACAACGTCTGAGCCCATCGTGGGTTCTTTCATTCTAGACTCGACCTACTACGGTATACTGGACGATACCAATTCCGTATTGGCTTACTAAGGAGAAATATGACTACAGGCTGGCCAGTTAAGGCTAATTACGCGACTGGAGACGTGCTCTCCGCGACCAATATGAACGATTTATCAGGAACAGTAAACTTTCTGAACCCAACTGGCGTTACAAACGGATATGTATTGACTGCTGATAGCACAGTGGCTAATAAGGTCAAATGGGCAGCTGCTGGCGGCGGCGGTACAACTCCTGGACTTGTTCAAGTCGGATCATCAACTTTTTCCGGCAGTGCGGCAGCTTCAATTAATAACGTTTTTACTACTTCATATAATTACTATCGAGTAATGATTGAAACTGTGGGTAGTGCTGGCGGAGCAGATTTACAAGCTCGTTTACGCGCTTCGGGTTCAGATTTGACCACATCAACTTATATTTCTCAGCGTGTGTCTGGCAGTGGAACTGGCGTAAGTGCCGCCGCTTACGGAACAGATAAATGGTATGTAGGTTTTGTAAGTTCTAGTATCAAGGCTTACACAATATTTGATTTATTTAACCCTAAATTGGCTCAAGCCACTGATGGAATGGGATCCACAACTGCAGACTCAGGCTCGGGTTTAGATTACAACGCTTGGTCTTATGGCAATACAACTGCAGCTGGATATGACGGATTAACAATTTATCCATCAACCGGAACTCTTACAGGAAAGGTAACAGTTTATGGCTACGCAATTTAAATTAACTGAAACTGACTTTGAAACAGGCATTACTAGTCATAGAGATTTAACTGCGGATGAAATTGCCGCATTTGATTTTTCTGGCGAGTCTGTAATTTTGGCTAACAAAACCAAACTCATAAACGATACAAAATCTGCAATTGAAAAATTGCAAAGTTTGGGTCTGACTTTAGATGAAGCTTTGGCTATAACCAATAATGGCTAATTCATTAAAAGAAGCAGTTTTAACTCAAGTCCAGGGTAACCTCGGTTATACCGAAGGCGTTAATAATGACAACAAGTTTGCCGAGACTGCTGGCCATGCTAACCATCAACCTTGGTGCGCCACTTTCCTTGTTGCTTGTTTTAAAAAAGCCGGGGCAGAAAAGGCCATTCCTAATTCAGCTGCTGTCGTGGATTTCCTCAAATGGGGCAAAGCCAAAAAGCAAACAGTCGAATTCAAAGATGCCAAGCGGGGCGACCTTATTCTTTTTGATTTTACTGGATCTAAAACCCCTCAGCACATCGGCATAGCCCAGACTGACTACGACCCAGTTCATAACGCCATCATTACCGTTGAGGGCAATACCAGTGCTCAAAGCGGTTCTCAGGCTAATGGCGATGGCGTGTACAAAAAGCTTCGCCAAGCCCAATTTGTTTTTTCCGTAGTTCGACCTATTTGGGAGTAAATCACGGCCACATCAGCTCAATTCACAATCGGGACAACTCGTACAAAAATTGTAGATGCAACGCCATTCGATAGAGTGGTTATTATCCATGCATATTCCGGTGCAGTTTTTGTGGGTGACTCAACCGTTACTTCAGCAACCGGATTTCTTATTGACAATAATGACAAAATAACTTTCCCTGTGGGCGACCACGAGGAACTTTGGGCTATCACTTCTACCGGCACAACCGGGATTTACGTTTACACCAATACCAATTAGGAGACCCATGAAAACCACCATTATTGCGTTCCTTGGCCTTTGCTCAATTCCTGCTCTACGCCAAGCCATTAAGTCTTACCGCGCTCGCAAGTCTGTCGGTGATATTGTCGCTGATACTGTCGAAGCAGCTATTGACCAAGTAGATCATAAGAAATGACACCTGCGGACTACGCCACAATAACTGGCGCAGCCCTCGCAGTCATATCTGGATTTGCAGGACTTCTTCGCTGGATGATTAAACATTATCTAGCCGAACTTAAACCAAACTCAGGGTCGTCACTTCGCGACTCTGTAAATCGTTTAGAGACACGCGTTGATAAAATCTACGAGATGCTACTCGAGAGGTAGGATGTGACCATGGCCACTAAAAAGGTTAAAGCAGACCAAGAGCTTTACACCCCTTTAGAGATGTACTGCATCGGCCTACACGAATACTACAAAGCATTACGCAAAGCGGGATTTGACTCAGCTGCGGCCTATGGGCTGATTATGGAGAAGTCGTCTTACCCTGACTGGCTACTTCCGGAAATGCCGGATTTCAATCCGAACAATCCCGACCACACCGACTGGGAAGAGGATGACGATTAAGCGCATAGCATTTATCTCAGACCTGCAAGCACCGTTTTATAACGAAGCCGCCGTTAAATCGGTCGGCAAATTCCTTCAGAAGTTCAAGCCCCACCAGACAATTTGCATAGGCGATGAAATAGACCTTCCGCAACTGGGGGGCTTTGCTCATTCGTGGCAAGAGGTGGAAGGCAACATAGACGATGACCGCAAACTTACTCTTGACATTCTGGAATATCTTGGAGTCACAGATGTCCTTGGATCCAATCATGGAGCCAGAGTCTACAAAAGCTTGTCCAAGCGACTTCCAGCCTTCCTCAACCTTCCCGAACTTCAGTACCACAAGTTCATGGGATATGACAAGGCTGGCATTAAATACCATCCCCGCGGATTTGAGTTCGCTCCGGGCTGGATTTGCCAGCATGGCGACGATTTCCCGCTTAATACAACACCCGGATTAACGGCTCTAAACGGGGCTAAGAGGCTCGGAAAGAGCGTTGTCTGTGGTCACACCCATAGATTAGGCATTACGGCCTCTACAGAGGCGTTTAACGGCCGTTTAGGGCGTACTGTGTGGGGAGTTGAGGTAGGTAATTTAGTGGATTTAAGTTCTAAGGGTATGGCCTACACCCGAGGTTACGCTAACTGGCAGATGGGATTTGTGATTTGTTATGTCGAAGGGAAAAAAGTTACGCCTGTGGTTATCCCTATTGCCTTGGACGGCTCTTTCATATTTGAAGGAAAGCTTTACAAGTAGGGGCTGACCACTTCCCCGTTGGCCAACCCCCGCCGAAATATAACAGAATTGTTATCAAAATGTCTTTGCCAATGTCGCGAGCTTGTGAGACCGTAAAGCCATGACCGAGAGAGTCTCGGATCATGAAAGGGCTAAAGATGAATAATTACGGCGTTTGGGCTATCCAAATATTTCTCTTTGCGATAACCAGTTTTACTTTCTACTGGGCTGGACATGAAAACGGCAGAAAGGAAGGTAATCGCTTTGGATACGCCAAAGGTTTCCGCGACGGCTCACGAAATTCTCGATGAAGCCATCTCTATACTCCAAGCACGTGGAAGGGTCTACGCTGACCCTGTCACAAACCATTTCCGGATTAGTCAGCTATGGAGTACCTACCTCGAGACCGCTATCGAGCCACACCAAGTTGCAGTATGTATGGCGTTGGTCAAGATTGCACGAAGCATGGAAACTCCAGACCATCTCGATAGTTATACAGATGGAGCAGCCTATCTGGGGATTGCAGGGGAACTTGGAACGATGGACTGGGACTCATATGGCAGTTATTAGAAATACGAATTATAAGATTTGGTGCGACTACTGCAAATCGAGGTACCAAGCGGGTACCTTGAAGCATGAAACGATTGCTATGTGGACAGTCATCGGATCTAAAGGTAATCGCCGGTTCTACTGCAACGATTGTGTAGCAGAAATAACCCATTGGGCGTGTAACTGCGACCAACCCCGAACTTGCTCCAAGCGGTTCGATTTAGACCAACAATTGAATTACAAAACTCCTACATTAGAAATGGAAATGTCCAATGGCATTTAATCTTGCTGATTACGAAACAGTTGAAACTCGCCTAGTTAAGTTCTGGAAGGAAAACCCTGATGGTCGCATCGAAACTGAGCTCATTGAGGCTACTGCAAATAGATTTACTTTCATGGCTCGCATCTTTCGTACAGAAGCGGATCCAAAGTATTGGGCATCGGGACACGCTTCGGAAACGATTGCTGACAAGGGCGTTAATGCTACTTCTGCGCTGGAGAATTGCGAAACTTCAGCAATTGGCAGAGCTCTTGCTAACGCGGGCTACGCAACTCATGGAAAACGGCCAAGCCGAGAAGAAATGGTCAAGGTCGCACGAGTAGAGAATGATAAGGCTGCTATTCCGACATCTGCTGCTGAAGACTCTTGGGAAGCGTTTTACAAAGGCGAAAAGCCAGAACCCGCTCCGGTTACTCCCGTTGATGTCATCGCTCAGCTCAAAGAAACGCTAGGTGCTGAAGAAGTACCTCAATGTATGCATGGCAACCGCATTAAGAAATCAGGCACAGCGAAGACAGGTAAGCCATATCTTGGCTGGGTTTGCTCTGGTAATGGATCACAAGGCCATAAGTGTGAGCCAATTTGGTACACATATGTAAGTCAAACAGGCACATTTCGCGCCCCGGACGAAAGTGAGTAAAGCATGGGATACGTTCAAATAGGTAACAAAATCCTTGTAGATGGTGAGCACGTTGCAAACACTGATCCAACAGGACAGTTTGTCCAGGAGATGTTTTGCAATATGTGTAATTCCATGAAGCCATACGACAACGGCTTTCATGTAACTGCCGAGAGATGGCAGTGTGAAGCTTGTAAGGCGATGAACTAATGCCGGCATACGATTTCAAATGTGAGATTTGTGGCATTGTTAGGGAAGTAACGCTCGCGCTAGGCGAAAATGTTCACCCTATCTGTTGCAACGAGTCTATGGAACGTATTTACAGCCCGGTGGGGGTCATCTTCAAAGGTTCGGGGTTCTATCACAATGACAAGTCAAAGCCGTAAGCATCGTGGTTATAAGACTCAAAGGAATGTTGCTCTATACCTATCACAATTCTGGCCGTACGCTCAAAGTGTGGGTGCGGGTCAAACTGGGTCGGACATCCTCAATACACCTTTCGATATTGAGGTTAAGGCTCGGACTGGTTTTAATCCGTCTGCCGTCCTTAAGCAGCTCAAAGCACGATCTAGTGGACGTTTGGGATTGGCAGTTCTTCGATTAAACGGACAGGGCGATAACGCCGAAGACTACGCAGTTGTAATGAGATTGGCGGATTTCATGGAACTTGTAATTCGATGTAATAAATGCGGATCATGGCAAGAGCTTTATGGCCACTGCCAAACCTGCTTGAAGGATGTGAAGAAATGAGTAAAACGACACGCCGTCTGACCTGCATTTATAGGTTTAGATTTGACAGCCATGATACGCTCTCAGCAGAGCAAGGCGCTTTGAAGCGCCAACGCGAGCCCTTTAGGGCGCTCGCGAGTTTGCTCGCGTTGGGGACAGCTCTATGCTTAATAGCATCGCCCTTGAAAACGGTTGATACGGCTCACGCCGTTTCAAAGCCAAAGATAAAGACCGTTTATGCAATTGATTATCAAATCTATGCATTACAAAAGATTAGATCCATAAGACAGTTTGATTGCTTAGTGACCTTATGGGATAGAGAAAGCAATTGGCGACCAAAGGCGAAGAATGGTACTCATTATGGTATTCCACAGGGACACAGTCCATCACTTAGATTGTCCAATGGTTATCATCAAGTGGACTGGGGTATTGCCTACATACGTAGTCGCTATGGAATTGACCTCGCTGGTAGAGTGAACGCATGCGCTGCATTGGCGCATAGTTACGCGCATTGGTGGTACTGATGAGACAACACGCAGAACTAGGCACAAGTAGATGGAAGCAGCTACGCCTACGTATCCTCATGCGTGATGGATATGAGTGTGCATATTGTGGTGAGACTGCAGATACAGTGGATCATGTCATACCACGCAGTGCAGGTGGTGACGTGTGGAGCCCAGATAATCTAGTGGCCTCATGTAAGCGGTGCAATAGTGCTAAGGGTAATAGGCAGTCGCTGAAGTCGGTTTTTTCCTATGCCAATTCTACCCCCCCTGCCTTTATCGACATTTCTCTCCCCGACACTCAGTCAACGATCCCAGACAGTCCTTTTCTGCGCGGAATTGAAT